AGAAGCCTGCAAAGAAGCCTCTTCTAAAGCGTAAGCGTGCTAGAAATGATAATGGCACACTTAAATCTGATGATCCATCTACACCTGATGTAAATGAAGCTTGGGAAGATAAATAATGGCTACACCACGTAAAGGCAAAGCTAAAGTTAAAGTTACTGCTAGTGGCAAGCGTGTAAGCTACGGGCAAGCTGGTAAAGCTAAAGATGGTGGGCCGAGAGTAAGACCTGGTACATCAAAAGGAGATGCATATTGCGCCCGATCTGCTGGCCAAAAGAGACGCTCACCTAAAGCTGCCAGCAACCCTAACAGCCCATTAAACTTATCACGTAAACGCTGGAAGTGTAGCGGAACTAAATCTAAGAGATGAATGACAAATGGCAAATTTATCAAACAAAATATCAGAGAAAATGTACTTTGAAGGCGATCAAATACTTATTAAGAAAACACATGATGGTGGGCAAGCGTTAAGGGATGCTGCATATGCCCGTGAAGTTACTGATAATTCATTTGGATCAGACTATAAGCATGTAGGCAATGTTGATATGGCTATGCTTGGTATATGGTTAAAAGAAGCTGGTGTTGAATGGACGGATACACAAGCAGTCAAAGATGTGTTAAAAAGAAAGCTAATGAGTAACGAATTTGGCGCACTACGTGTCTGGGAAGGTAACTACTGATGGAAATGACAGACCTATGGAGCAGCGTACTAACGCTAGGCGTTGGTTTTATAGGCTTTGTCCTACGTGGTTACGTGCTTGAAGTGCAAAGATTGCAAATCTTATTAAATCGTACTAGAGAAGAGTATGTAACTAAAAGCGACAACTCTGCGTCGATGAATAGATTATTTGGTCGGCTTGACTTATTAGACGCTAAGATGGATCGCATTCTGGAGCGAAAATGATACGTTTATTTATAATCGTGTGTTTATTACTTACTAATGGCTTTGCATATGCAGAAGATGATGACACAATAAGATCAGAAAGCACTGTAACTTCAAATGGCTCAATGGAAACTACAATAGTTAGCCCGCCACCCTCTGCAATATCCCCACAAATTAGCACAAGCAACTCTGACCTATGTACTGTAGGTGTAGCTGGAGCAGTGCAAACGCAAATACTTGGTATATCTGCCGGCAGAACAGTGCGTGATATGAATTGCGAAAAATTAAAAAATGCTAAAACTATGTATGACATGGGCATGAAAGTAGCAGCTGTATCTGTAATGTGCCAAGATGAGCGTGTATTTGACGCTATGTTAAATGCTGGCACGCCTTGCCCCAAAGATGGTTTAGTTGGAGATAAAGCTAGATTAGCGTGGGAAATGGAAGCTGTGAAAGAAGAAATTGAAAGAGATCAGCAAAACGTAGTTAAAAGGATGTTTAATGATAACAGTGAAACAAAGATTGGGCTGGGCGTTATTATTAGCACTCTATCCCTCTTACTCGCACTCTGAACCATACTTATACGGCTTCTCTGGCAACGCGGCTTACTACTCATTAAACTGGAGTATGACGCCCATGTTCCCAGATGTACCTGGCTTAGATATAAATGGCCTTACATATAAATATAGAACTGTAAAAGAGACTGACGCAGACATGAAAGTTAGCGTTGGTAATCTTAATTCTGCTGGCGATGGTTACACGTTTAAAGAAGTTGATGATTGGTCTGGAATGCCTAGCAATACAATCGTTAAAACTTTTCCCATACCAAATATACCTATTGAAAACTGGGGTGATGGTTCAATAACTGTTGAGGGTGAAGGAACTGTAGAAGACGCTGTGGTAATATATAATTTTAGAATAGATGAATGTTTTGACCCGCAGTTAAACCCATCATGCCCCGGATACATCAAGCCTGTACCGGATTTACCAGAAATTGAAGTATACGCAGCTCTGGAAGATGACGCCGTGTTAGACGCAATAGACACTGAGCAAGACTACGAATACGATGAGGATGGTAATATTATATCTGAGGATGATAATGAAGAGAAGGAAACACGCATTGAGCTTGGCTTGATAGCATCCGAGAATGCATTGACGTTATTTAAAACGCAAGGGCAATCAAATATTATAAATCAGATGAACCAGCAAACGAATATAGCTATGTACTATAATTCTGCAATAAATGGTGGTATATATGATGACGTAGCATCATTAGATGGTGGCAGTATATCGGATAACAAAAAAGGCTTACGAAATAATTTAGCGCAACAAATCCTGCATGAGCAAATGGTAGACATGCAATACAACAAGTGAGGTTAATATGAAATATTTAACAATACCACTTATCGCACTAGCTTCACCAGCTCTTGCCGGAAGTGTGGACATAGTAGGTAACGTGGAAGCAAAGTGCGTTATACAAACGGACAAATCTGGGGTTTATGGCAACCCAACTGCAAGTACACTAAGTACATCTCCAAGTGATGGCGGCGTTTTACCTGTAGTTAGATTTGATGTAGCAATAGCTGACTACTATACGGCAAACATCACGCACCCTAGCTCGTTTAGTTCGTCTCCTGCTTTAACAGATAGCGTAGCTTGGACAGGCTCAACAAGCGTGTCAAAAACATCAGACGCAGGCATGTCTGGGTATGACAGTGCAAAAGTTGTGTATGACAATACTACAGTGTTTGATTTAAGCGTTGCGGGATCGACGTGGTTTAGCACGTCAAGCACTGCAACTTATGCAGCTTCCAAGCCATTTACTGGCGGTACATATACGGCTGTAGTGCAAGCAGAATGCATTGCTAAATAAATTATCCATATTATTCATAGGCTTGGCGTCTATAGTTCATGCACATGAAATGACGCCAGCCTATCCAAAGCTAAAACCATCTCACGTTGCTGGCGTTATGAAGGTACATATGTCTTTGTTTAATCAGCGAGAAGACGTTAAATATTATCAAATAGAGCTGTTTGACTTGGACTTTAACAGTATGCCATTTTCAACTACATATAGAATTATGAAAGTTGACTACAAAGAGCGTAAAGATTTTGAGGTGTATATCCGAAAATCAGACTTGGATAATCCATTATACTTATGCACAATATCAAAGGTGGTGAAACCACGCAGCTCAAGCCCGCTAATATCATCTAGGATATGCTCTAAAGTTATGGAGGAAACTAAATGAAATTAGCGTTTGTTTTATCCATAATTGGCGGCGCTGCATTAGCTGAGAGTAGTAATCTTAGTTTATCACTGCCAAATCCACCAATGAACTACCAGAGTGACAGGTTTCGCGCAGGCAATCTTGATTGCAGTAACGCAGTCGGTGGCGGAGTAAACCTTGAATATGGCGTCACTGGCGTCTTATCTAGTTTTGACACAATAGACAGAGCAAAAGATATTGGCGTATATGCACGTATAGTCATACCATTAGACAAGCCTAAGTCTCGTATTAACTGTGATGACCTATACCAAGTAGAGCTGGCACAGCGCAGGCTTGAGATACAAATGCTACGTGACGAGCTAGAACAACTTAAAAGCCTGCAAGCAAAAGGCAATGAAATGGACTTTGTAGAATAATGGATACAACAAAGATAGCAGATGGGATTGATGGCTTGGCAGACCGCCAGATTAAAGCTGGTGGCATGAAGCTTACGGCCGGTTCTATCATGGCTATATTTGCGTTTGTGTCTACTGTTGTTGGTGGCCTATATGGCGGCTTTGTTATGTACCAAAAGATAGAAGAGGTCGCTGGGCTAGACTTAAACGAATATCAAACTCAAATGGATTTAATGGATGCTAACATACAGCAAACTATGGATTACACACGCGAGATCAAAACTGGATTGCGTGATGATATTTTGAGTATTGAGCGTCAGGCCGATAGAGTTGAGGACATGGTACGCAAATCTGAAGACAAAGTCAGGGACATGATAGACGATGCCGAGGTACGCTTTGAAAATCAGAGAGAACGTGTTAGAGTTTCGCAAAGTGGCTCAATGAAAGAGTTAGAAACTAAATTAATGGATAAACTACAAAGAGCATTGGATAACCCATTAGCAGATTAGGTGAAAATATGGATGAATTTAAGAAATTTGATGTAGATGGCAATGGCACGATTGATCAATCTGAGTGGGATCGTATGGCTTTGGAAGATAGGCGCTTGCGAATGCAGGACGAAGACGCCCAACGTGATGCACAACGCAGAATGACGTGGTACGCCCTGTCAGGGATGCTCCTATACCCCTTTGCGGTCATTCTGGCAGATGTATTTAGTTTAACTGAAGCCGCCAAAATATTAGGCTCAATGGCGTCTATTTATTTTGTATCTGTTGCTGGCATAGTATCAGTATTCTTTGGCGCAAACGCATTAGCGAAAGGTAAAGAAAAATGATGAGCCTTGTAAGTAATTTAGTAGGCCCAGTAACTGGCCTGCTAGATAAGGTCATAGAAGATAAAGATCAGAAGGCACAGTTGGCTCACGAAATAGCCACCATGTCTGATAATCACGCCCAACAAGCATTGATGGGTCAATTAGAAATAAACAAAGCTGAAGCTGCATCTGGCTCTATATTCAAGGGTGGATGGCGTCCATTTATCGGTTGGGTATGTGGTGTAGCCTTTGCTTACCACTTTGTATTACAGCCATTGATTGTGTTTGGTGTAACTGCTGCGGGCGTTGATATACCAGAGCTACCAGAGTTTGATATGGGTTCACTTATGACTGTGATGATGGGTATGCTCGGATTAGGCGGCATGAGATCAATAGAAAAGCTAAAGAAAATTGAGAAATAGGAGATAGATAATGCCAGAAAATTCATTATATGGAAATATTGCAAAGAAACGTAAGCGCATAAAAGCTGGTAGTGGTGAAAAAATGCGTAAGCCTGGTACAAAAGGCGCGCCAACTGCAAGTGCATTTAAAAAAGCAGCTAAGACTGCAAAGAAAAAGAAGAAATAACATGAGTGAAGCAATGAAAATACTCCAAGGTAAAATTGGAGTTGGTGCTGATGGGGCGTTTGGCCCTAATACAGCACGCGCAATATGCAAACATTATGAACTTAAGCCAGAACGTGGCGCGCACTTACTTGGTCAAGCATCACATGAAAGTGCTAGATTTAAATTAACTCAAGAAAATTTAAACTATTCAGCAGATAGTATGATGCGTGTATGGCCTAGTCGTTTTCCAGATTTAGCCTCATGTGAACCATACGCACGTAACCCAAAGGCATTAGCCGACAAGGTGTATTCAAACAGAATGGGTAATGGTGAAGGTGAAGGAAGCTTATATATTGGTAGGGGCTTTCTGCAACTTACGGGTAAATCAAATTACAGATCATTTGCAAGCGATATGGAATTGCCAGAAATTATGACAGACCCTGAATTAGTATCATCTAATTATGCGTTTGAAACAGCATTATGGTTCTTTAATAAAAACAAGTTATTCGACATTGCAGATAAAGGTGTGAATGAAGAAATAATTAAAAAGATAACCAAAAGGGTAAATGGTGGTTATCATGGTTTAGATGATCGCATAGAACAAACAAGCAAAATCTATGAATGGCTCAACTCATAGCAATAACATTGGTAGAGCTGGTGAATTTCTAGCTCTATCAAGATTATCTTTTGCTGGCATTTCATGTATCCTAGTTCAACACGAAATTGATGACGCATACTTGAAAACTCCAAGCGGTAAATTGCTGACCCTACAAGTTAAAACAGCAAGTAAAACTACGGGAAATCGAAACCAATATCGTTGGACTACATCTGCAATTGGAAATAACAAAAAATCTGATGTATATGCTTTAGTGGCATATAATTTAAATAAAATATATTGGGCTAGGGGTGACGATCCAATAATTAAAAAAACATCAACTCGCTTATATCCACAACAGTTTGAGAATGAAAACGAATTATTAAATCAAGTTATAAATAGCTTTGATGATTAAATAAATTACTTGAATGTATTGTGTATAAACCATATTAAAGCGTGTGGGCAATGTCGGGCAGATCGTTGCTCACACGAAATCAATGCAGTGTATCTTTATCAAATATACTTTGGTCATGTAGTTCAATAATCAATTCTGCCAATGCCTGCATAACTGTCCTTTGATCTGTGATTAACAGTCTGTCAGATATATAATCACAAAGAAGGTCAAGCTCCTCATCAGCTTCAGCACTATTTTCGCACGTTAAATCTAATGTAAGTTTTATATTAAAGTCTGACACGTCATAGCCTTATAAAAGTGGGCTGTGCCGAAGAGGGAGGGAGAAAGGCACAGCCCTAGTAAAGCGGGTCACACTGAGCAATCAAGTGTTGGAGGAGGAGAAACCCGCTTAATTTAGCATAACCTAAATATGCTACTCTTTGCAAGCGTCTGACATCTCCGCAGCCAATGCAGCATAACCCGCTGCATCTGTGCTGGAATCAATATGCCCACCATTGCGTAATCTTGCCATTTTAAGCAATACCATCATATTGCAAACATCAGATGCATCAACTTTATGCCCCATGTAACTTGTCCACATTTCTGCTATTGTATTAAAGTTTTCTTTTGGCGTGCCGTAATCTTTCTCCCTGTCACCATTAATTAAGTTTAAAGCCTGCATTAAAACATCTGATCTAATGTTGCTGTATTCTTTCATTATTCAATCCTTTGCTTCGCTTTACCGCTATTATCAGTAAACCACATAAACCCGTCATTTAGTGCTACATGACCTGATCCTATAAGTGAAGTTAAAGCTTGCTTGTAACTTGTCTTGGGATTACTTGCACTACTGCATTTCCCAATAAAGTGATCCTTAACAGTTTCTTCAGATATAACATGGTAAGCCCTTGGTTCAGGCCAGCCAACACCACCAGGGTTTGGATTACCTAAACCTTCTGATCTTAACTGTTTGAAAACACTGCGAAGTAAAGTTTGGTTTTTACCTTTTATTTGCGGGCGACTTGCCTCTTCTACCTCTTCAGATGATGCTTTCTCTATTACGCATGTTGTAACTGCATCCCCATCATCGTCTTGACCTAACTCAATAACTTTCAACTTAAAATTAAATATTGCTCCAGTTTCCAAATCCCTTTGTTTGGTGGCCTTTGCAGTACGCAATCCTGTTTCCTCATTGTAATCTAATTCTATTTCAGTATCAGTTGCAGCTCGCAAAGAACTATGGCCTCTTGCACCTGCTGCCTTGTCTTTCCCTGAATGATGTACTGTAGCAACATGCGCTCCAGTAAGCTCACGTAACTTATCGCAATTACCAATAAACTTTGTCATATCTTCTGGGCTATTCTCATTTGCACCAGACATAGCTCTTGATAAAGTATCTATTACAATCATTTTAACAGGCCCATGTATTCGTGAAACCTCACGACATAACTTAGCCAGCACATTCATATCTACATCTGCATCAAGCATATTTACTGGGGATGGCCTGACAGCTAATTTAACGTCCTTGTGGAGAGAATAGTGCTGTCTCATGGCTACAACTCTATTATGAAATGCCATACCCCCTTCAGTGGCTAAATATAATACACTACCACCAGAAACTTTATTATTATTCCACGCTTCACTGGCAGAGATGTGCCATGCTATATCCAATACAAAGAAAGATTTACCTACATTTGATGGGCCATATATAACTGACATCTGACCTTCACCAAACCAACCTTTCATTAAGTAGTTGCTAGATAGCTGTGGCTTTGCGTCATATGGAAAGAATACCTGGCTTATTACACTTTCAATCTTTAATGCTTGTGCTGTTACATCTGGCCCACGCTCTAACCACATATCAGAATAATCCCAACCTTCCATGTCAGGCAGTATGTACTCTACACCATGATCCTCTTGCGCTCTTTCACATGCTTTTATACCAGCCTCATCATTATCACCTGCTACAACAAACGTGCAATCAGGTTTGGCCTGCAAAAGATTATCAACAACTGCTGGTATATTGCCTGCGTTTAATGCAAAAACACATGGCTTGCCTGTTGCCTCATATATTGTAGCAGCAGTGGCCCAGCCTTCAGCAACATAAGCAAAATCAACTATTTGACCCCCAACAACACTAAAGTTTCCTGTCACTGGCATTTGGTATGAAAACTTCTTTCGGCCTTCAGCCGTAATAAGTTGATGGCCTACACGTTTACCCTTTGGGTCAATGATGGGTACACATAAGTTATCACCATCAATGATTGCATTGTTTAAATTTAATTTCTTTTTATCAAGGTAAGGATGTGTAATCTTAGTATCCCTTTCAGGCCATAGTATATTATCAGTACGAACCACTTGTATAGAACTTACATGATTTTCTGTAGGCCAAAGAGACATATCTCTCATTCTATCTTTTATCCCCTTGAAATCATTACACTTTCTGCAATGAACTAACACCTCACCATTATGCTCTTTAATCCAAAACCTATCTTTACCAGCACAACTAGGGCATGGGCCGTGATATTCGCCTTGAGAAGTTTTCTTTAATTCTAAACCCTGTATTATCTTTGAACCAAACTCTGACCAAATAGCTGCGGGAAACTTGCTTTCTGTTTTATTATTATGTATCATACTTTTATTCCTTTTGTTTTGGGGTATTTCATGCCTCTCGCTTAACCTTGTGCGGTATCAAAGCGAGAGGCATTTTTTAACTAAAAGGGAATATCATCATCTAAATCATTAGAAGCTGGTGCTTGTGTAGCTACACTAGCTGCAAATGGATCATAATCTTGACTATTAATCGGCTGTGCTGGTTGTGTATTACTAAATACTGCATCTGTATTAGGTGACACAAATCCATCTACTTTATCAAATGGATCATCTCCGCCTTCTAACTCTGCAAGCTCTAATACTTGTACTGCCCGCAAACGCAATGAAACACCATTCAAACTACCAGTATTGTAAGGCACTATCATAACTGCAACATTAACTTTTGAGTTTGTTGTCAGCATAAAATCATCTGGTAATCTATTACGTGCTGCGTCTACTTGCTTTGGCGGTTGTGTAACATCCCCACCATATGATCCTTTTAACTTACACTTACCAACAATCTCATTATCTGCGTTTCTCTTGTATGGTAAGTTAGTTGGCTTATCAGGCCATTTGCGTTTTGTGTCCATTGCCGCCGCATTAGCATAAGCTTGTGAGCATATTTGATGTAGCTCCTTTGCTTGTGTATCATTTAATTTAAATGACATTTCAAAAGCTGCGCCCTCATCAAGTGCATGGCACTTAACGCTTTTGTTTTCTTGTGTATCAAATTTATATGTACCATTTAGTCTAGGGTACAGTGCGGTTACACCGCTTATCATGTGTTGCATATTGCAAACTCCTTAAAAATACGTGACACCCTCACGCTGGGATAAATTATATCTCGCCATCCAACCAAGGTGGTAGAGATAATGTTTCTAAATCAGGCCAACCAGTGCTGTAATCATTGGTTTCTTTTGCCCGCTTTATCTTGTGTAATGTTTGCATCATTTCTTGGCGTGCATACCTGTCATATTTATCTGACAATTCATAACATGCTGTTGCATGTGGTTTTTCTTTTTCAATTGCGATAAATATAAAATTAGAAATCTTAATACCTTCAATCTCTAAACAATATCTGTAAAAGCTTTGTTGCAAAGAATAATTAAAATTCCTCAAAGCCTTAGAAAATCCATTCAAACTTGCATCTTGGCATGTCTTAACATCAAGAATTAAGCCAGCAGATGCTAAAAACCCATCAGGCCTAGTTTTAAGACCTAATCCAGTTTCAGGACACGTTACAAAGAATGATGCTTCTGTAATCAACTCTTTGTTGTTCAATAATTTAGCTCCCATAGGGTGCGTTAAACACTCTTCAGCCATGTCACATGCTAAATCATAGTCAGCCTCGGTCAGGAGTAGCTTATTTTGCTTCTCTGCATCCTCTTTGGCTTCACTCCACGCTTTACCACGCCTTGTCTCTGGCCCACGTAAAATTAAATCTTTCTCTGGCTCAAGTAGCATCGCATGTACTGCCGTACCTAAATCAAAGGCAGGGTTTTCTTTGCGTACTTTACCCTTCCAATGACGTAATGTTGTGCTGGCTACTGCCTTTAAATCACTTGATGATATATTCTCATGTGCATGATACTCTTCATTGCTCATTTTATTACTTAAAATCATAGTCATAGTTTATTCTCCTCTATTTAAAATTTTCAGCCCCATATAATGCAATCAAAGCGGCTTCTGCACGTCCGTCATCTTTGACCCTACTAAATAATTGAGCATATGCTGGGAAACGCTCGGTTGCTTTACTTCTACTTACACCTTTGTCCCTGTTTAAACCAAAATGTTTCTTCCATTTTGCGGGCGTTACATAATGCAATGGATGCTTATTAGCTGCAATACATGCTTGTAACATCCCATAACCCTCACCAAACCTAAATACGCTTGATACACCCTGTCCTGGCATTGCACTTACACGCTCTACTACTGCAAACCTGTTTTTTGTTTCAGGTTCAAGAAGGTTAAGCAATGTATGACAGTCTATAATGTTTTTGCCAGCATGATTTAACATTATTGGCATATCGTGGATTTCGAGTTTATTGGCTTCAGGCCAATAAATCGCAATCGCACCACTATATCCTGGGTCAATACCAAATATTGAAAGCATATTAATCTTCCTTTGGTGGGCTAACTTCAACACCCTGCTTTGTCACTTGCATAAGTGCCGCCATACGAACATATGCTGTGAATGATAATCCACTCTTATGCGCTGCCTCACTTATTGCTTGATCTTGGTTATCACTAAAACTTATTAATCTTTTCTTGTCCATTTTATTCTCCATTTCTGTTGCTTAACCTTACTTATATATATAAATCATATTGGTGCAATATACTATTCATTATTTTTTTTAAAATAAACATATCTAAAAGTTTTCTTACCATCAATTGCGCCAATAAAAGGCGGTTGTTTTTCGTTACTACGCAAGACCAAACCTTGATTAAAAAGCACATTTAATTGTGGTGCTACATAAGAAACGCTTAACCCTGTATTCCTAGCAATCATTGACGTTGTATATCTGCCACCACGATTAATTGATTTTAAAATACGCTGTTGTTTTGCTATTTCATGCTTTGCGGGAAAGCTTTGCGAATTTAACGCAATGTTTTTATTTACACTTGATGTTGATAAACTTTGTATTTTTCTAGTCTTATGTAATGCAGTTCTTAATCCTAACTTAATTTGCTGTTTTTCAAATTCTTGCATCTTATAAGAATATATTATTTCGTAATGGTGTTGTTTATCATTTTGTTTTAATCTTTCTTTAAGCTCTTGGATTGTTTTCGGTGGCTTCTCAGTTTCAACTCCATCAATTCCATCAAGGCTTGCTGCTCCTCTAAAAACCACCTGTAAAATTTCCTGTCCCTGGTCGGGTCTGGGTTCTTCATGTCCTCTATCATTAATGAGTTCATTTTCATTAATCTCAATGTCATCTTGTGGGCTTCTGAAATGTGCATATTTATCCTCATGCATTATAAATTTAATGTTATATAAAGCTTTCGCTCTCGCTATATAGCTTTGGTTCATATCTAACAGCCTTGAAGTCTCTGCTTGCGTTAAACCTTTCTCGGCTGCCATTTTAATTTTTCTCACAGTTCTGGGGTCAATAGGCATTATCAAACCTCACAAACTGACCTTTTTCATTTAACCTTGGCACTTCATCGCGTTGGTTTTTCTGTAAATCTTTAATGTGTTTCTTAAAAACTTCATTTAAAATATCATTGGTGTTAAAATCAATCTTTTGTCCACCAACATTAATTTCTATATTCTTAATCATAATTTTAACCCCTCTGGACGTAGTTTTGGTTTAATGGTTAATGATGAAACTTTATCCGTTTGCAGGCATTGAGCCATTGCATCAGGAAAGTGTGGATAATATTCGTAATATATTGCGGGCATAGCATCCCCACATTCTTTTGCGCTGGCATACATTTGCTCAAAGTTCGATCCACCTTCTAAAGTCAAAGAAATGCTTAAAAGTGTAAAAAAAGTCATGTGTTCAATTCCTTAATTTTTTGTTCTGTTGCAACTTGCCAAAGCATTGATAAAGGCATTAATTCAGATTGCTCAATCGTCCATCCTTTACCATGCCCCAAATCACGTTGTTCTGCTTGTGCTAAAAATACTTTCTTAGGTATAAAGCCAGCAACATTAATTTGGTTTTGTGCAATCTTGCAGGCCAATACAGCGCAATCCGATTTAAAACTTGCTTTTGATTTAAACAACAGTTTGCCCGTAGGGTAAAATGTTGATTTAACATCAATTGAGATATTATGCAGAAACATATCGCTACCATCATCAACACCCATTTGAAATAAATTATGTTTTATATCAAATATTCTTGCCACCGATAATTCTGACATAAGGCCAAGCATATCTAAGTCCTGGTCGGTTCTGCCTTTATCTTTTCTTTGATTTACGACACCGCTTAACCTTGCTAATTGCCAGCGCAAAGTTGCAGCTTGTTTACAATCGCTTAATTCTTTTCGTGATAATGTAACAATCATTTCATAAAACCTTTCTTTTCAACAAACAAATAATCATGTTTTAAATTGATAAGGTTTAAAGATTTTAACGCTTCATATTTAATATCTTTCAAATCTGTATTTAATTTTAAGCCGTATTCATTTAAATATTCTTTAATTTCGTTGACTGATTTTTTACCAATATTTGGCGTATTTTTAAAAAACTTTTCAGTTCTTAATATTACATCATAAAAATATATTTCACTCCAAAAATCTGTGCTATATGGCTTTCCCCATCCTAACCTTTCATTTCCAGACATATAATTTAAAACCGCCCAAAC